GAGTGAATGCGATAACGCAGGCAGAGAGTTTTTATGGGGCCGGTGACAATAATACCTCAGTAAGTAAGATACAACAGTTTGTTGATGCTTCGCGTGTAGCCGGCACACACTTTATATTGGATGATGAAGGTGTTTCAGATCCGTGGCAGTCTTATAAAGTTTGGTCAAGGTTGGCTGCGTTACATACTTCTTTGTATGGGCACAATATTGGCACCAGCATCAATAAAACTCCCATAAGAACAGCACACATTCCATTTGCAGGAGATCAGCCCGGACCAGCTGGTACTCCCGCCGACGCCGCTAAATTATTTAAGAACGTTGTTGCCGGGGTTAATTATCTGTGGGATAGAAGAGAACAACAGGCAGCCTGGGCTGATGAATATAACACAGCCCAGCAAAATGAAATATTGGAAGAGGCGGGATTCCAAATCGGCACACTTCCAAATAATGTTAAAGAAGATTTGCTGCTTCCAAATTCAGAATTCAAAAGATTTTTTTCAAATTCTTTTAACAATGAATTAACGGCGGTAATTCCGTTAATTTACAATTTTTATTTAACTTCTGAATACTTTGCGGGAGTAGGAGATGCATTCCAAAATCCAAAAGATAGAGCACTGGATATTATTATCTCTACAATAGCAAACGATAATAATTTTGACGCCACCCCCGATCTTAGCCGCCCTGCAGCTAACTCGGCTGTTTCCAGTGCGACTGGACAAGATCAACAAGCAGCATTTAATTCAGCCGCCCGTGACTTTATCTTAAAGATGCTAATCAAAACTCCAATTGATATTCTAAAGGGCTTGGTAGAGTTGATTGACCCGCACGTTGCTATATCAAAAGTTATCAAGACTGGTTCCGGATTCGCGTTTAATCAGGCTATCGGAGCCATGGATCAGGCAATCCAAGCAGCTGATGTGAATCAGAAGATAGCAGACGCTACTCAAGACCTTCCCATTCCTATTGAGCCAAACCTTAACGGTGAGGATTTGTTAGCCTTACTGCTTTGCATAGTTGATTATGGTTTGAAAAAGGGCACCAGCGAGGCCGTCGACGCATCCGTCGACCCCCCCGGCGATGGTGTGCCAGCAATTCCAGAAAACTTCTTCCCGAGAGTTTCTATAGATGGTATAGATTTCACTGGCACCGTATCTGGAATGCTTATGATGCCGCCATCACCTCTAGGGTTAATTTATCTATTGTTGGAACTACTTAAGAATGATGTCACAAATCAAACTGAAAATATTTCGAACGCTAATACAGAAAGTGCTGATGCAGTCGAATGCACTCCGGAACCGCAGAACTTATTGCCAGAACCTTGTGACGACACAGAATAACGGGAGGGTTTTATAGATGGCCTCTGGATTATCGCCGCAGCTACCGCTTGTCGTAAGTGAAGTTTTTGGTCCTTACAACTTAAATACAAATTTTGAGGATTTAGCAAGACAAAACCTTAAAATGCTTATTTTGACTATCCCGGGCGAAAGGATAATGGATCCTAATTTTGGTGTTGGTTTAAGAAGGTATCTATTTGAACAAAATGATAGCAATACTTATTCTGCTATTTCCTCAAAAATTAACGAGCAGGTTCAAAGATATTTGAGCTATATTCAGATAGATGATATACAATTTCAAATACCCGAAGGAAACCCTGATTTGTTTCCGCACAATCTTTCTGTCTCAATATCTTTCACTATATTGCCACTTCAATTATCAACATTGCTACAAATTGATGTTGACCAACCTATTTAGAGAAATAAATTATGGCCAAAAAATTACAACCCATTGATTACACCAGTCGCGACTTTGATTCTATTCGTAGAGATTTAGAAAACTACGCGAAAAGATATTATCCCGACACGTATAAAGATTTTAACAAAGCCTCTTTCGGCGCCTTGATGTTGGATACGGTCTCCTACGTTGGAGACATTCTATCGTTTTACTTGGATTACCAAACAAACGAATCGTTTTTAGAGACATCAATTGAATATAACAACGTCATTCGTCTAGCGCGACAGATGGGCTTTAAATTAAACACAAGTCCTTCATCTTATGGTATTTTAACTTTCTATATCCAGGTCCCTTCAGACAACAACACAGCTGGCCCTAATTTAGATTATGCACCAGTACTGCGAGCCGGCTCAATATTCTCTTCGACTGGTGGAGGATTATATACTTTAATAGAAGATGTAGATTTCTCTATACCCACAAACCAAGTGGTTGTTGGCACGGTTGACTCTACTACGGGTAATCCAACGAATTTTGTCATTAGAGCCCAAGGGCGCGCAGTCTCAGGGAGGACTCTCTTTAAAGAAGTTGAAATTGGAGATTTCCAAAGATTCATGAGAGTAGATCTAGAAACTGCGAGAGTTGCCGAGGTTCTGTCTGTTACGGACTCAGAAGGTCATGAGTATGTTGAAGTCGACCATCTTTCACAAAATGTTATTTACAAAGCAATTAGGAATACCAATACATCAACAAATTCAACAGTTCGAAACCTTTTAAAAGCTGTCCCTGTAGCAAGACGATTTGTTGTAGAGAGAGAAGGGCAGGCAACATACTTACAGTTTGGATATGGCTCAGACTCAGAACTATTATCAAACTCTGTTGTCGATCCAACTAATCTTGTTTTAGATTTAAACGGCAGAGATTATGTTACAGACTTAGATTTCGATCCAACTAAGTTGATCAGCACAGACAAATTTGGCATCGCTCCTTCCAATACCACATTGAGAATCGGATACAGGGTTAATTTAAATAACGATGTAAATGCTGCTGTTGAGACAATTGTTGGGGTAGACAGGCCGCTACTTAGATTTACTTCCCAAGGATCTTTGTCTCAAGGTATTAGAAACACCGTCATTTCTTCCTTAGAGGTCCTAAACGAAGAGCCATTTGTTGGTGACGTATCGTTGCCATCCTCAGATGAAATCAAGCAAAGAGTCTTTGGATTTTATGCCACACAAAATAGAGCAGTAACAATTCAAGATTATCAGTCTATTTGCTACGGAATGCCCGCGAAGTTTGGATCTATTAAAAGAGCGGCGGTTGTAAGAGACTTTGATGAATTCAAGAGAAATCTAAACGTTTACGTTGTTTCGGAAGATACCAGCGGAAAGCTGCTTTCAGCCAACATAACCCTCAAAAACAACTTAAGAAACTGGCTCTTACAATATAAAGTAGTAAATGATACAATTGACATATTAGATGCTCAAATTATTAATTTTGGAATCAATTATGTTGTGGCAATCGATTTAAACACAAATCGCTTTACTGTGATCAATAGGGCCAATGCTGCTTTGAGAGACTATCTTTTGAGAAATCAATATGATATCGGTGAATCAATTTTGATAACAGAGTTTTATAAAGTACTCCAGAAGGTCAATGGAATTGTTGATGTTGTAGATTTAGAAATAGTTGGAAGATCTGGTGCGTCTTATGCAGATTCATCATACAATTTTGACTCAAGTTTGTCAGCTGACGGTCGAAGAATAGAAGCTCAAGACAATGCTATTTTTGAACTTAAGTTTCCGAACATTGATATTAAGGGAGCTATCCAGTAATGGCAATCTTAAGATATACAGCTAGCGCCGATAACACCATCACTAACGCATATGAGGCTGACCTTTTGACAAGAGGGACGGGCTCCAATATGGGATATGCCGATTCACTTGAGGTTTTCTCGATCTACGGTCAAGAGTCGGGATCCAATGGGCAGTCTCAAGAACTTTCAAGAATTCTAATCCAGTTTCCGGTGAATCAAATTTCTACTGATAGAACTGCCGGCACAATTCCGGCATCTGGATCCGTTTCATTTTATTTAAAGATGTTTAATGCTCGGCACCCATTTACGCTTCCACAGGATTTTAACTTGGTGATCGCCCCTGTCTCACGATCGTGGAATGAGGGCACCGGGCTTGATATGGATGAGTATCAAGATCTTGGCTACTCTAACTGGATGTCCGCTTCATCAACCACTGCCTGGACAAGTGTTGGTGGTGATTATCTGACGGCATCTAATCACAATGTTAGATTTCCAGAGGGATATGAAGATTTGGAAGTAGATGTTTCTGATGCTGTTGAAAGTTGGATTAAAGGCGCCGGCTCAGGGGGCTACGCCAACTACGGCTTTGGGATCCGCTTAACAGCATCGCAAGAGGCTTATTTCTCTAGCTCACTTGGAGATGTTGGTGATGGTAATAGTGGCTCTGTTATACATAATGTTAGCGGAGCAACTGAATCATATTACACAAAGAAGTTTTTTGCTCGCTCAACAGAATTCTTTTTTAAGCGTCCAGTATTAGAAGCGCGCTGGGACTCCCGCGTCATGGATGATAGAGAGAACTTTTATTTTTCAAGTTCTGTTGCTCCAGC